CGACTATGACGCATATTCTAGGTATCACAGGTGCCGTAGGACTTATTGGGCTTGGTATCGTGAGTAAAGCCTTCAATGTTCACTCCACAGTGGATCAGGTGGAAGCCTCTACCGCTACTGTAACCGGCGTTCCGAATGCCCCCGCTCTTGTAGCTGCGGCAGATAAGCAAGTAGCAGGAGGGAAGTAATGAAGAACTTTATCCTATTAGTTGTGCTTGCACTGTGCAGTCTTGCTACTGCACAAACGACTGTGGTAGTGAATCCTCCTTCTCCCGACCCAGTTCCGGGTACTACTACTTCGTTCTCTATTCCACTAAGCGCAGTTACTCTTCCCGGAGGGCATTCTTCTATTACGGGAATGTCTACTGGTATTGCATTCACTATCACACAGAGCTTTGACGTGAAGCAGTCTAGTATTCTCTCCGGTGGAATGAATTTCTATGGCTTTGGTTCTAATTACAGATTCCCTGTGATTTCTACAGCTTTGAATAACATCAGTCCAAACACTAACTTCTTGGCCTTTCAATTCTACGTAGACGGTGCTGTGGGTGGTGTTTATTCAACTGCTCCACAAAGTCACTGGGGTTTCTACGCTGGTGGGGGAGTGGATTATTTTCTTAACAACGCATGGTCTCTTGGTGGGAAAATAGATTGGGTACACTTCCCTACAGATAACTTGCAGACACCAAACAATTCGTATATGGTTATTATTGGACCGAAAATTCACTTCTAGGAGGTTTTATGGGTTGGGGAAACGAACAAATGAAGCCGGGAACTACAGCAACAGGGCAGGCTACTCTAGCCACAATTAACGACATGCCTATTCACGCAGTTCCTAAAGATGCGCCTATGAAGGAGGAGACTTACGATATACACGGTAAGCCCTATACTCTTGCACAGGCGCAGGAAGGACTTAAAACAGGTAGATTTAAACTCTCCCATTTTGGGGATGATCTACTCAACGCACTCAAAGCCATTGGCGAAGCCGTTGGCGTCGGTGCGATGCAGGGAGCAGCTACATGGAATAACTCCGGTGTGGTTCAGGGAGTAGCTACAAGGAACAACTCCGGTGTAGTGCAGGGAGTATCTACATGGAACAAGGGATAGTAAATAAGAAGTGTACTATCTGCGAGTTCCTTAGTCTTATCAAGTGGTTTATTGAGCACAGAAAGGAAGTAGAACAATTTATGAGTCAAGTTCAGTTTACTCTTTCTCTAGTAGTTAATCCTGTGGGTTCTTCGCTGGCTATCACGCCTACGAGTGGTAGCGCATCTTTCACACAGGGAGTGGCGGGGTCTTCGCCGCTGGGAGCAGTTAGTGGTGGAGTTCCGCCATATACTCCTAGTGTGGATGCTTCTTCGCCGTCGCAGTTGCCTCCGGGTCTTGCTCTAAGTATGGACTCGAATAATAACCTTGTTCTTTCCGGTACTCCCACCGCCGCAGGTTCAGGTACGGTCCTTATTGACGTAAATGACACTGCCGGGAATACTGCACAGCTTAAGCACTTAGTTACTCCAGTTGGTTCAGTATCATCGAGGTAGGCGCATAACCATGATAGTGACACCCACAAACGTAGACTTCGGCACCGACGAGAACAAGGCGCTAGAAGTGTATGTCAAGGAACACATTCAAGCCCTTAAGGATGGTCTTAGGGACTTGCATGAGTCTAAGCTTCCAAAGTGGCGTCGTCTTTATAGAGGCAGACCAAAGGAGGAAGTTAAAAACTTCCCCTGGAAGAATGCCTCTAATATCATTATTCAGTTAATCGGTGAGAACTGTGACATTATACGAGCACGTATTTTAGGAACTATCTTCGAGATTATGCCTCTGTGGAATACACAACTAGTAGGAGACTGGACACAGGAAGCGCATGGAGGAGAACAACAAGAGGCAGTCCAGGAGTTTATGAACTATGTAGGACTTGAACCTAATGAACTTGATCTATATAGAGTGGAGAGTCAGGGTGTAGATGAGTGTGTCAAATTTGGGACAGTCATGTATGCGCTGCCTTGGGTGCAAGATGTAGAATGCGATATAGTAGGTGAAGTAGAAGGAAAGACTGCATTTAGGGACTTTACTAAGTACGAAGGTCCACGTCCTGAGAAGATTGAGTTTGAGAAATGGGCGGCTACGCCCTCAGCATCTACGATAGAGAGTGCGGATTTTAAGTATCGTATTATTACATTAACGAAACAGAAACTCATGGAGCGGTTTCATAAGGGAATCTATAAGCTTAAAGGTAAAGAGAGCCAGAGTAAGGAAGACGCTGAGACTGCTTTTCTTGCTAGTCCTGACAGACCAGGGCCAACGCATACACAGAGAGAACGTGAGGAAGCTACAGGAGCTAAGACAGCAGATGGTTACGGAAATGCGGAGTGGGATATATACGAGTGCTGGTTTCCTTATTGGCACAATGGACACAAGCATAAGTTGATATACTCCTATCATCTTGCAAGTAATACCGTGATGAGGGCTATTTTCAATTTCTATCCTAAAAATGAAGAACCTTGGGAAATGTCCCGCTTCGGATATACAGATGATGGACTCTACGGGTACGGGCTATGTGAGATGCTGGAATACTACCAAGCTGACGTTGCCACTGCTTATAACCAAAAAAACGACAACAGGACGCTTGCTAATACCAGTATATTCCGAATTGACCCGAACTCTAAACTTGATGCAATTTTCTCGATATATCCTAACGCACTTATTCCCGCAAGCGAAGGGGAACTTGAAAAAATCCAACTTGGTGCTAACTACCCGTCAAACATGGATGAAATAGGTATGACATTATCACTCGCTAAGTCTAGGGCTGGTACAGATGACCCTGGTTTTAGTGGTGCAGGAGGGGGAACCCAGAATGCTAAAAAAGGAATATACTCAGCTATGGGAACCTTCTCAGTTATGCAAGCAGGAAATAGGAGAGTTAATCTCAATATTACGGACTGCCGATACACTCATCATAAACTCGGACGGAAGTTTCTTAATCAATACGCCGAGTTTGGAGTTGGAGAACGGCTACAAGCTTTCGGAGAGAGAGCTAAGTTTCTTAAAATGGCTCTTGATAATGTTAAAGCAGGGAAGCTTATACTGCCGATCAGAAGTGCTACTGCGTCAATTAACAAAGAGCTAGAGAAACAGAATGATATGCTGCTTACACAAGTAATGCAGCGGCACCATATGGGAGTGAGTCAGATACTACAGTCCGTGGGTAATCCGGGACTCCCTCCAGAGCTTAAGGATTTCCTTATAGGATGGATTGATTCTTCGTCTCTCTTAATGGCACGGATTCTTCGTAACTTCGGTCACGATGATATAAGTAGAATGCTTCCAGAACGGAAGATAATCGAAAAACAAGGAGCTTCAAGTGGACAACAAGGGGGAGCAGGACCAACAGGCGGTGGAGCTGGAGGAGCTAGTCAAGAAGCAGAGGGAGGCGCAGCCGTGGTTCCGTTTAATAGTCCCACAGGCGGGAAAGCTACTGGTGTATCTGTCCCAGCCGGAAGCCGCGATCCTACAGCAGTTCCAGTCTGAGCTAATTATGGCGGACTTGAATAGATTAGCGACGGGGCCACGGGATAAGAATAACAACGATCTTTCGGATCTTTACAGGGGACGGATTGCAGCCTTTAGAGAAATAGCGAATATGAAGGCACAGCTAGAACAGTACATGAAGAACGAGAAAGAAAAAGGAGCTTAGTATATGCCTTGGGGTGAAATGAAACTTGAAGATTTTAAGAAAGCAGGGCTTGATCCAGAAGTCCTTTCTAAGACTGCGGAAGCAGTGGCAGGCTTGGACGATAAGATTAAGAATGCTGTGACGGAGGCTACTAAGAACATGGCTTCGTCCGCATCCATTGATGAAATGAAGACGCAGCTTACTAATCTTGCGGCCAAGCTTCAAGGAACAACGAAATCGGAGCCATCTACATCGAATGTAGAGGAATCTCCAGATTGGATTCTTGATCCAGAAGGTGCGACTAAGAAGGAAATCAATAAATCCATTGGCGGCATTGCCGTGACAATGGCTACTATGCGTGCGGAGAATAACTATAACAACTTCAAAGCAAGTGGTGCGCGCGCCTTTTCTAAGTACGAGAAGGATATTAAAGAGATGTGGGATAAACAACCACTTACAAACAGGCAAGACCCTGAGCTTATTAAGAATATCTATAAGATCATAATTGCCGATCACGTAGATGAGATAGCGAAGCAAGGAGAAACATTCTTTGTAGAGCCGCAGACTAGTGGAAATGGGCATTCTAATACAGAAGTAAAGAAGAAGCCCGAAGATGTTCTTTCTAAGGACGAACTGGAACTAGCTAAGAAGTGGGGCATTTCTCCCGAAGATTATTTGAAGGAGAAGGAGCTTCCCAACAGCACGGCGGTGACAACTTATGCCTAATAATATGTTTACAAAACCTACTGCTGGTCCTGTGAAGCCATCTATTGCAGCACAGGCTACGAGTGCGGTGTTTGATGCAGAAGCTCCAGAACTTAAGAAGTCTACTGTGCAGAGCACTACGTCAGATAAGATCAATCTTGACGACTTGGACGAGACTACGTTGATGAAATATCCCATCGTAGCTAAGTCACTCAATGACGATGCGGCTACTAAACTTAAGCCAAAATCTTCATCCATCGTGCTTCGTTGGTGTTACTACGCTAATGGGCCAGTTAAGTCTGCGAACTCAACTAACGTGAACGCATCGAACATAGCACGTTATAGACATTGGGGCTTTGACTTTGCTACTCTTGATGACATAGAGGGTGGTGAAGATGCACTTACAGAAGGAATCATTGATGACGGTGGGAAGATACTTAACTACGATACCGTCTTGATGAAAGTGGATAAAATTCGGCTTATGAGTCACTATAAGCAGAACCTACAGACCTCAATTAGCATAGTGGATAATGCTCTACGTCATGCTGTGAAGGGGGCAGAGAGCGAAGTGTCTTCAACGCCACAGTATCGAAAGGCAATGACGACACATCCGGGTGCTAAGCTTGAGTTCTTTAATCCTATGGAGAGCTAAGAAATGGCAGCGAATCTTTCAACGCATCTTATTATTCAGGCTTATCAGACTCGTTCTGGTAATACTGACCGGACGCAGGTTATTCCAGAAGCAAACGGGCAGACATTTCTACAAGGTAGTCCTCTTACTCTTGTGAGTGGCTATGTTACGGCATGGACTACACCTGTTCCATCTGGCACGCCACCGGGCAACACTACTGGCTTGGTAGGCTTTGCCAAGCAGAATGGCCAGAATCTTAGTGGCACCGTAGGTGCAAGCGCACCCGCGCAACCATTTGGTTCTGTTCCTCAACCTGGAACGGCTTATACCTTTGGTAATCCACAATTTGAGCCATCTGCTGTATTTATTGCAGAAGGTTCTCCATTTAGTGACGGACGTACTATCTTCACGGAAGCAAATGCAGACACTATCTTTATTGGTCAGTTTGACAATAATACCGGTTCTAACTACACTCCAACACAAGCAATGCTAGGAGAGTCCTTTGGGCTTACTGCGGATGCTAATAACTACTATTATGTCGATGGTGGAAAGACTTCCATAGGTACGTCTACCGTAGTAGTCATCGTTGGTTTTGATCCAATTTCCGGTGCAGGTGTGCCAAACGGGAATGTTCTATTCCAAGTGCTGCTTGGACAGGAGCAGTTCTTGCACGTTTAGTAATGCAAACTGGTGGGGGCTTCGTGCCCCCACTTTTAATAAAGGAGATTTACTATGACGATGGTGAGGGGCCAGTATCAGCAACTATTAGCTCCAATTGGAAGAAAGGTATTTAATCAGTGGATAGATACTACACAGCGCGAGTTGGAGTACCCTGCCATCTTCCACATTGAAAATTCAACCAAGGCATACGAGGATGAACTCGAATTTGCTGGTATGCCTCCTGCACCGGAGAAGCCGGAGAATACGCCTGTAGCGTACTCTCAGTTTGTACAAGGCGGTACATTCCGGTTTATTCACCTTACTTACGCTTTGGCGGCTCGTGTTAGTTATGAACTTTACGATGACGACCAGCTCGGAATAGTAAAGCAGATTCCAAAGGCACTAGCTCGAAGTATGCGCTTCACGGAAGAAATGGTAGCATGGAATGTCTTTAATCAGGGCTTCGCTTCTGTGAAATCTATTGACGGTGTTCCTCTCTTTTACAATCAACATCCTCTCTTAGGTGGACCAGCGGTTACTAATTATGCGCCGGGTGTCTCGAATATTATTTCCGCACCGGGTACGTATCCTAATAGACCCGCTGTAGATGTTGACCTAAGCTTCGCGGCTATTCAGTTAATGACGAATCAATTTGAGCGTCTCATTGACGGAATGGGTATGCCAATTATCTACAAGCCGAAGGCTATTCTTATTGCTCCGGCGAATAGATTTCTTGCCCGTGAACTGTTGGGAAGTCCGGGGAAACCGGGAACTTCTACCAATGAGATTAACTCTCTCCTTGGCGAAGATCTCGGCTATATGGAGAGCCACTATCTTACTGCGGATACACCGTGGTATGCTTTGTGTGATAAGTCACTGCACCATCTTAAGTTCTATCGCAGGGAAGCTATTACTACGGACATGGATGATGATTTCGATACGGATTCTCTCAAACAGAAGACTCGTACACGATTCAGCGTCGGACCTGCAAATTGGCTAGGAACGTGGGGCAGCAACGGTCCTTAGTAAGCTTCACTTCTTCGAGGTGCCGTAGGGTCGCCACGAAGGACGGGTGGTTAGTATGGTCGGAAGCTCCTTTCTAGCCACCTGTTAATAATTTAATAATGGAAAGGCGCTTCCCCTTCGGGGTTCTTATATGGCACCACGCGGAAAACGAAGCTGGCACTTTGGACCGTGGCATACGTGCTCACGCTGCGGTGTGGTGTATCATCTAGCTAATATGAGTTGGCAGCGTGGCTTGCTTTTATGTAACGAGAACTGCCTCGATACTGGATTTGATCCACTAGTAGGAGACAGAGAGATGACCATTATTCGGGCCTTTGAAACTCCTACTCACGAACTTGAACCTGATCCAAAGCTTACTGATCCAGACGTAGGTACTAGTGGTGAGGACTTTATAAATTTCTAAGAAGGAGCAATTATGGCACCAGCAGCGGAGCAGGGATACCCGGTAGATAGGTTGCTTGATTCAAATAACGTGGAGTGTTTTGTTATTCCCTCTTACGGCGGAGTAGTAGGAGTAACTGCTACGGGACAACCGGAATTTACGGCAAGAGTAGCTGTTACTTCGGCTCAGCTCTTGGCACTACATACAACTCCCATTCAGTTAACGTACATAGCTCCAGTTCCTTTGTATCCAGCAGTAGCGAATAATAAT